GTTAGATACTGAAGTAATCTATTATGCAAATGTTACTGGCAACCAAATACAAAATTGTGCTCGTGGTCAAAACAATACAACAGCTACTTCACATACAGCGGGTGTAGTTGTATATGTACCATGGCTACCATCTATTAATGTGTGGCCAACTCCAAATGCTGGTGGTAACTATGTATTTGTGTATTGGAGACTAAGACGTATACAAGATACAGGCGGTGGTGGTACATTTATTCAAGATATGCCATTTAGATTTATACCTGCTATGATTGCAGGATTAGCATACCACCTAAGCGTTAAATTAGATGGTGTAGATCCACAAAGGGTAATGGGTTTAAAACAAGTTTATGATGAAACATTTCAACTTGCAGCCGATGAAGATCGTGAGAAAGCAAGCATTAGATTTGTTCCACGTAACATGAACTATTATAGGTAATTAGATGCCTAGTAAATTTGCATCAGGCAAACACGCAATAGCGGAATGTGACCGTTGTGGTCAACGCTATAAATTAAAAGAGCTTAAAAAACAAACAATAAAAACAAAGCTCTACAATATTAAAGTATGCCCAAGTTGCTGGGACCCAGATCATCCACAACTACAATTAGGTCTCTACCCTGTTAATGATCCACAGGCAGTTAGAGAACCAAGACCTGATGTATCATATTACCAATCAGGAAATAGTGGAGTTTTAACTAATTCTTCAGCAGGAACTAGTGTTGCTGGTTATGGTACTCCAGAAGGTGGTAGTAGAGTATTTCAATGGGGATGGGCTCCAGTAGGTGGAGCAAGATTATTTGATACAGTTCTTACACCTAATGACTTAATTGGACTTAGTGCTGTAGGAAGTGTTACAATAACAACAACTTAAATTAGGAGAAGTAAAATGGGTTTTAAATCAGGTGCTCAAGGCATTAACAAGACAGGTAAAACCAAAGGTAAAAACTTAGGTGATACAGGTCCTAACGTAGGTATTGAATCTGGTAAAGGTTCTAAAGGTGCATCAACAGTTACTGGCCAAGCTATGAGAGCTGTAGGTCGTAATCTAGCTCGTGCTAACAATCAAAAAAAGGGTAGATAATTATGGAAAAGAAAGTTAATCCAACTCCAGCAGGAGAGTATCCATTAGGTCACGCTAAAGAAAATAAAGACGCTAGTGCGTATACAGGTTTTGTATATCCATCAGGTGGTGGTGATGATATTGGAGTTTACAAACAACCACAAGATATCCAAGTCCCTAGTGAGATTTATGAACAAGGCACTAACACAAATCAAATGAATATTTCTGCTGGCAATGCATCTAAAAATGCTTTCGCTCCAGAAAATAGATTTGGTCAAAAAGAAATGCGTGGATATGGTGCTGCAACTAAAGGTCGTAAAACTAGCGGTAAACAAGGATAATTCTAGTGAATTATTTAGAACTATACCAAGCAATTCAAGACTATAGCGAGAATACTGAGGCATTATTTGTCCAGAATATTCCTCGCTTTGTTCAAGAAGCTGAAGATAGAATTTATAATGCTGTTCAAATACCTGCATTACGTAAAAACGTATTAGGTAATATGACATCTGGTAATCAATATTTATCAGTGCCTACAGATTATTTATCTACCTTTTCTATTGCTGTTATAGATTCTTCAGGCACATATAGTTATTTGTTAAATAAAGATGTTAACTTTATTAGGGAAGCATACCCTAATTCTAGCTTTCAAGGTACTCCACAGTACTATGCTTTATTTGGCACGCAATATAATGATTTAAATTCATTGTCTTTTATATTAGGCCCAACACCTGATAGTAATTATTCAACAGAATTACATTATTTTTATTATCCAGTTAGTATTGTTCAAGGTGTTATATCAGGATTTGGTGCAATTACAGCAGGTACGGGTTATGTACAAGGAACCTATGAGAATGTACCTATGACTGGCGGTAATGGTTCAGGTGCTATAGCTACAATAGTAGTAAGTTCATCTGGTACAGTAACTTCAGTAACTGTAGTTAATGGCGGTTCAAGTTATGTAGTTGGAGATGTATTATCTGTAAGTCCATCATATCTAGGTAATTCAGGTTCTAACTTTTCAGTTCCTGTAAATGCAATCAATAATCCTACAGGTACTTCATGGCTAGGTAATAATTATGATCCTGTATTATTTTATGGTGCTATGCGTGAAGCTATGCTTTTCATGAAAGGCGAACAAGATTTAGTTACCTATTATGAACAAAAGTATCAAGAAGCTTTAGCACAACTTAAACGTCTTGGTGATGGTCTTGAACGTGGTGATGCATACCGTGAAGGTCAAACTAAACTTAAATATAATAATCTATAATGTCAATTATTCAAACGCAAACAACTACGTTTAAAGTTAATTTAGCTAGTGGAGCAGAAAACTTTAGTTCAACATCTACTAATGTTTATAAAATTGCTTTATACAATGGTAACGCTAGTTTAGATAGTACAACCACTGCATATACTTCTACTAATGAAGTTACAGGTACAGGATATACTGCAGGCGGACAAGTTTTAACAATAGTTCCTGTTGTAGGTGATACAACAAACAATACTGCCTTTTGGTCTTTTAATAATGTAACTTGGTCTCCTGCAAGTTTTACAACATCAGGAGCTTTGATATATAATAGCGGCACAGGAGCATCCGTTGCTGTATTAAATTTTGGTAGTTCTAAAACAGCACTAAATACATTTACAATAACATTTCCAACAGCAACATCATCATCTGCTGTTCTTCGTATAAGTTAAGGAGTAATTATGATTAGAGAAAAACAAGGCTCAGGTGATCACGCTATAGCCACATTAAATACCAGTGGAGTGACGAATGAATCATTTGGTATTGAAGGAAGATACCATGTTATTTGCCGTGATAAAGATGGCAATTTAAAATGGGAAGAACAATTTGATAACCAAGTAGTGCAAGTAGGTAAGATTTTAATGCTTAATACCTTACTTTATACTGCATCTGGATATACTTTAGTAGGTCCATACTTAGGTTTAGTATCTGGTTCTTCAAATACATTCTCACCTACAGACACTATGACATCTCACACTGGATGGACAGAATTTACTAACTACACAGTAGGTGGTTCAGCAGTGCGTGGTACAGCTGTATTTGCAACAGCAACTGGCAATAACAATACTACACCAGGTTCAAACATTGTAACCCTATCTGCAACTGCTATTACATACACCATTACTGGTGCTGGTGGTACAGTAGGTGGATGTTTCTTAGTTACAGGAACAGGCGCAGTTAATACACAATCATCTACCACAGGTACTTTATATAGTGCTGGTGCATTTGGTACACCTAAAGCTACAACAGTAGGAGACACAGTAGCAGTCACATACTCCACAACTGCAACAAGTTAAGGAGCTTAAATGGCTCTTCAAATAGCAGACAGAGTCCAGGTAACCGCTACAGCTAATACCACAGTAAGTTTTACTCTTGGTTCAGCTGTAACGGGTTATCAATCATTTGCTACTGCTGGTATCACCAACGGTAACACTGTATTTTATGGATCATCAGACGGTACTAACTGGGAAGTTGGTATTGGTATTTACTCGTCTACAGGTCCTACCCTAACTCGTTCTACAATATTATCCTCAAGTAACTCTGGTTCAGCAGTATCTACATTTGGTTCTTCAGTGAATGTATGGATTGATTATCCATCATCTCAAGCAGTCTATAATGATCCTCTTAATGGTGTCGTAACACCTTCTACCTCAATATTTAATAACAACATAGTAGACAAACAACTCTACTTACAGGGTGGGAATAATTTAATAACCTATTCACAAGCATTTACTGGAGCAACTTGGTTTCAAACTTATGCTGGTGGTGGTGTTACTGTTACAGATAATAACACAACAGCACCTGATGGAACATCAACTGCGGCTAAAATATTAGCTCAAAATGTTAATAATTCTCACGGCTTATATGAAATTGCTACTTATGCTGCGGCAACATATACTTATTCACAATACTTTAAAGCTGGAACATATAACTTTGTAACATTAGATTTTTCTAATACAGGTGTTTTAGGTGCTACATTTAATTTATCTACAGGCACAGTAGGCTTTACTAATGCCAATGTAACATCATCTATTACATCCGTTGGAAGTGGGTGGTATCGTTGCTCAATTACTACAGCTATTGGAACAGCAGGCACAAATTATCCTGAATTTTATTTATCAGGATCAGGAACTGCTAATACAAGATCATGGAGTGCAACAGGAACTGAATATGTATATACATGGGGAGCTCAGTTAGAATTAGGCTCTGTAGCATCATCCTACACACCCACAACCACAACAGCAGTAACCACCACTAACAACATCTCTGTTCCTAGTGGCTCTGTAGCTATTGGCGGAACAACTAACTCTACATCTAACACTACAGGTGCTTTAACAGTAGTAGGTGGTATTGGATCATCTAGCAATATTTACGCATCAGGCGGTGCTAATGCATCTACATCACCAACAACAGGCGGTATTTGGGCTTATCAACCTTACCCAGCATTTGCAGGCGGTTTCTTAAATAGCCCTGTTATAGGCTTTACAGCTTCAGCATGGAACAGTGCTTCAGGTGCAGTAGCATCACAAGCATACATGCAATTAAACGCTTTAACATTCAACGTTAATCCACCTACTTCTAAATTAAGTTTCTATATAAGCGCTAACGGTGCATCTCCTACAGAGAAGATGTATTTATCTAGTGCTGGTGCTTTAACTACAACTGCTGACTCTACATTTAACACAGTTACTGTTGGATTGGGTGGGGGAAATGTAAGCACGAATATGGCTGTTGGCTACCAAGCACTAAATGCAACAGCAACAGGTGGAAATAATACAGGATTAGGTTATCAAGTTCTTGCATCTTTAACAGGTGGCGTACAGAATGTTGCTATTGGTTCATCTGCATTATTAAGTAACAATAATGGCAATCAAAACATTGGTATTGGTCAAGCTACATTATATGCAAATACTTCAGGCAATCAAAATACAGGTGTTGGACATAATGCGCTTAGATTAAATATATCAGGTAGTAATAATATTGCTATTGGATATAACTCACTTTGGTATAATACAACAGCAAGTGCTAATACTGCGGTAGGTTGGCAATCTCTTTATAACAATACCATAACAGGAAATTTAACTGCAATTGGTTATGGTTCTCTACAAAATAACACCACCAACGTAGCCACACTAGGCACTATTACAGGTGGAACAGGATACACCGCAGGAACATATACTGGTGTAGTCATGACATTATCGTCAGGTTCTACTGCCACTACATACCCAACCGCTACTATCGTAGTATCAGGCGGTGCAGTAACATCTGTAACACTTACATCTAATGGCGTAGGCTTTAAAGACACAACCACAGTATTAACAGCACCTGCCGCATCTATTGGTGGAACAGGTAGTGGATTTAGCGTTCCTGTGGCATCTTTAGCAAGTGGAACACAAAATACTGCTGTGGGATATCAGGCTTTAACAGCAAATACAGTAGCTACAGGAAATACCGCAACAGGTTTTCAATGTTTAGTTAATACTACTTCAGGTAGATTTAATGTAGGTTACGGAGCTGCTGCAGGTTATGCTAATACTACAGGAGCATATAATGTTTTTGTAGGAGGACAAAATGCAGGGGGTATAGCAAATGGAAATGCTAATACTTCAGGAAATTATTTAACTGCTGTAGGAGCAGGAGCATTAGCAAGTAATTCAACATCCAATGCTTTAACAGGTATTGGATATATGGCTTTATATTCAGCAACAGGTGGCAATAATACTGCGATTGGTTATCAAGCAGGTTACGCAGGAACTGCTCTTACCACAGGCACAAATAACATATTTGTAGGTTATCAAGCACAAGCATCTACTGCGGCAGATACTAATGAAATTGTTATAGGTTATAACCAAACAGGTCTTGGCTCTAATACAACAGTAATAGGTAATAGCTCTACAACACAAACATATATAGCAGCTGGTACATTAAATGCACCACAAGTAAACGCAACAAATGGTCTAGTAGTCAATAAAGCAACCATTGCAACATCTTATTCTATACCTTCTGGTTCTAATGCAATGAGTGCAGGCCCAATTACAGTTTCAAGCGGAGTTACAGTAACTGTACCATCTGGATCTCGCTGGGTAGTCGTATAACATGTTTGGTTTAAATGTATTCTCTCAAAGCCCTTTTGTAGCTTTAGGGGGAAATTATTACCCTTTTAGTATTACAGAAAATACTACATTAGCTGATTTAAATAGTGAATTATCTCAGTTTTTACAAAGTATTACTGAGAATGCAACGCTAAATGATACACCTACCATATCAGCTCAATTTGCGGTTACATTTACTGACAATGCTGGAATTACAGATGTTCTAACAATCACCGCCCAGTTTAGTGTATCTGATACTGAAAATGTAAGCTTTAATGATTCATCTACACAACAGTATAACTTTTTAGTTTCATTTAGTGAAAATGTCATATTAAATGACTTTAATACTGAAGTTTCTACATTCCAAGAAACAATATCAGAGCCAATGACTTTGGCTGATTTTAGCACCCAGCTATCAACATTCTTGGAAAGTTTAACTGAAAATGCCGTATTTACTGATTTAAATACTCAACAGTTTAATGCTTTAGAAAGTATTACTGAAAACTTTAGTTTAGCTGATTTAGTTTCAATTACAGCTCAGTTTGTAAACAGTATAACTGAAGCCACTACATTAGCTGATATAGAAACACTAACCAATGCTTTTATATTTACTATAACAGAAGATGCTCAGTATGCAGATAGTAATGTAGCAATAAAACAAATTATATACTCTATAACAGAAAATGCCTCACTAGCAGATTCAATAACAAGCAAAGCTAATTTTTTAGCATCAACCCTAGAAACTTTAGGATTATTAGATTTATACACAACTAAAGGATGGTCAAATGTTAATAATACTGAAGCAAATAATTGGCAAGCTAATGCGAATAGTCAGACTAATACGTGGGTATTAGTAAATAATAACAATTCTGGTACTTGGACAATTATTAATACCCCTACAAATAGCACATGGGGTATGGTTAATAATACAGAAACATCGACTTGGAACCCAATAAATGATAGTCAATAACGATAAAATTGACTATAATATTAACTAATGATATAAGGATTTTTACATGGCATCCACCTATTCAACCAGTTTAAGATTGCAGCTCATAGCTACAGGTGAGCAAGCAGGTACTTGGGGTAATACTACCAATACCAATCTAGGTACTTTATTAGAACAAGCCATTACAGGCGTAGGCGCTATTACGCTTACTGGAACCACATATACATTAACGGCTAATAATGGCTTAACTGACCAATCAAGAAATGCTGTTTTAGTATTCTCAGGTAGTCCATCAGGTGATTGCACTGTTACAGCTCCAGCTGTAGCTAAAACATATATTGTTAGAAACAATACGACTAAAAATGTGATTATGTCTATTGGTTCGGGAACTACTATTACTGTGCCTAGTGGTATTACATATATTATGTATACTGATGGCACTACAGGTTTTTATTTAGCAACTAACTATAATCCGTCTAATGTAGCTATTATTGGTGGTACTATTGACGGTACAACTATTGGTGGTACAACTATTGCCAATGGTTCGTTTTATGATATGTATGCTTATGATGGAGCATTTTTAGGAGTTAATCCTACAGCTCAAACGGTAACAATATCTCAAGCAAGCCCTGCTGTTGTAACATTAGCTTCTGGAACTCCTCCAAAACAAAACGCGCAAGTGTCGTTTACATCTACTGGATCTTTGCCATCTGGAATTACATCTGGTGCTACATATTATGCATATAATATAACAGGAACAGGACCTTATACATTTAACTTATCAACTACATTAAATGGTGCCAACCCTGTAAATACAACCAGTGGATATGATCCTACTATATCAATGGTTATTAATTCTAGTGTTACATTTAATACGCCTACTGTTTATATACCAAATGGATTTACTTTTAATAGTACAGGTGCTATTACTTTACCAGTAGGAACAACAGCTCAAGAGCCAGCATCTCCTACATATGGTATGATTCGTTACAATACTACTACAGGTAGTTTTGAAGGATATTCAGGTACATGGGGTGCTATAGGTGGTGGTAGTGGTGCTGTAGCTGGTGGTGTTGTATATGAAAACAACAAACAAATCACTGTAAGTTACACAATGACTACAAGTAAAAATGGTGAATCTGTAGGACCTATTACTATAAATCCTGGAGTAGCTTCACAACCTTGCACTATTACTATAGCAACACCAGGTGTTATAACAGCATCAGGAACAGTTCCTTTGTTTGGTTCTACTGTGGTGTTTGCAACTACAGGTGCATTACCTACAGGTATTACAGCAGGTACAACTTATTATGCAGTAAACGTATCAGGTTCTACATTTCAGATTGCCGCTACATATGGAGGTACTCCATTAGCTACATCTGGAACTCAATCAGGTACTCAATCATTTACAACTAATGTAAAAGTTACTATCCCAGCAGGATCTCGTTGGGTTATTTTATAAGGATATATTATGGCAGTCACGATAAACGCTTCAACCTCTAATGGACTAATCCAGACAGCTGATACTAGTGGTCAATTACAACTACAAACCTCTGGTGTAACTGCACTAACGATAGATGCATCACAAAATGCTACATTTGCAGGGACTGTAACAGCTACTGGTGGATTTGTAGGTACTGGTGGTATGACAAATCTTGGAACAATAACAACTACATCAGGAACTTCTGCATCTTCAGGAACTTTAAGTTTAACTAGTTATAAACAATTATTATTAGTATTTAATGCAGTGTCAACAAATTCTGCAACAGCTACTAGTAAACTTTATCTTGCTTCAGGACCATTAGCTCAAATAACAACACAGTTAGCTGCAGTTAGTGATAACTTTTATGGTTCAGTTTACATAGATTTATCTAATGGAGTTTATTGGGCTAATACATCTCCTGTTCCAACAGGTGCGGCTCCAACAGGAAATAATAGTAGCCCTTATACTGGTATTTCCACTTATACAACTGCTTCAACTGTAATTACAGTTTATACTGGTGGTGCTACATTTGATAATGGTTCAATCATAATTTACGGAGTGAAATAATATGTCATCAGTAGTCATTTCAGGCGATAGTTCAGGTACCATTACCTTAGCAGCCCCAGCGGTAGCTGGTTCAAATACAATCACTTTACCAGCACAAACAGGCACTTCAGCAGTTTTATCTAGTGCTGTTTCTGCAATAGGTCAAATACCATTTTCTACAGATGGTTCTACATTAACACCTACAGCTAAAATAGTCTCAGGAACAGCAGTAGCTTCTACGTCAGGAACAAGCATTGACTTTACGTCTATTCCGTCATGGGTCAAACGCATTACTGTGATGTTTAATGGCGTTAGTACAAGCGGAACAAGTAATCTTCAATTACAAATTGGTTCTGGGTCTATTGAAACAACAGGATATTCGTCAGGAGCTGTTCAATTAATTGGCAGCACTAATGTCATTGTAGCTGCAACAACTGGTTATCTTTTAGTTTCCTCAAATTCAGCAGTGTCTACTCAAAATGGTTTTATTGCACTTTGTCTTTTAAGTGGAAATATTTGGACTCAAAGCGGAAATTTATATAATTCTGCATTGGCAATAAATTCTAGCTCAGGAATAAAAACAACATCTGGTGTTTTAGATCGAGTTCGCATTACCACAGTAAACGGCACAGACACTTTTGACGCTGGTTCAGTAAACATCTTATACGAATAGGAAATAGACAATGTCACTTATATTAGACGGAACAAACGGAGAAACCTTCCCATCATGGATTACCTCTGGTCGTCCAGCATCTCCAGCTACAGGTCAAATGGGTTACAATACCACACTAGGCTTTTTAGAAGTCTACAATGGTTCAGCTTGGGTTCAAACTCAACTACCAGCTGCAGGTACAAGTGGTAATGTATTATCTGATAACGGTACTACATGGGTAAGCTCAGCACCTTCTGGTGGCATGACATTACTTGGTACTATTACACCAACAGCAGTCAATTCACTTTCATTATCAGGATTAACTTTAACATCATATAAATCATTGCAAATTGTAATTAATAATGTGAATTCATCTAATAATAATGATGCTTGTTATATTTCAAGTAACAATCAACAATCAGGTGGTGGTTTTATTGGTGGTGGTAATGCAAGTTCAGGTGTTTTTTGGTTGGATTTAGGAACTGGCGCTCTTGGTGGAAGTTTAAGTGATAATACAGTTACTGTTCATACTTGTGCTTTTGGTGGTTTAACAAATGTTTCAACATCATCAACAACAATTTATTTTAGGCATCAAAGCACATCAACATTTTCAGCATCAGGCACAATTGTAATTTACGGAGTGAAATAATATGACAGATCAAGAAAAAATCAACTTAGGTTTATGTACAGCACAAACAGATTCAATCACAGGTGAGGTAACTATTATACCTTATAGTGATGAAGAAGTAGCAAGACTACAAGCAGAAGCTACACAACCCGCATGAACAAACTAGGTTTATTTGCACTATTTATGCTTCATTTATCTAATGGCATACCAGCAGAGTTACCTGATTTAAAACTAACACCAGGTTACATGCGTAGTGTTACAGTTACAGAGCTATGTACTACATCAACATCTGCAGTTAGAAATGTACCTGACTCGTTAAAGAAAAAAGTGTTTGCGAGTTATGGCTTAACTGGTAATGATAGAAATCTTTGTGGTGAAGGTTATGAAATAGATCATTTAGTATCTTTAGAACTTGGCGGTGCTAATGATGCTCAAAATCTATGGCCTCAAAGTTATTGTGGTAAATACAATGCACATGATAAAGATAAGCTAGAAAACGAATTACATAGAAGAATTTGTAAGGGTCAAATGAATATCATAGATGCTCAGATGTGTATTAAAACAGACTGGGTAATGTGTTACTTAAAAACATTTAACAAATAGGAGATATTATGAAAGCAAAATTAGCACAAGTTTGGGATTTTATTAAAGCCGCGGCTTTATGGTCTTTTAAAGTAGCTCTTCGTGGTCTTAAAGTATTAGTTGAAGAAACTATCTTAGTATTACAAAAACTAGATACAGTATTAACTAAAGACGCACAATAATGTTTACAGGTACTATTTTAAATTTAATATTACCTGCATTAGTTCCAGCGTTTACTGATGGTGTTAGAGGTTTAATTGCCAAGATTACTGGCGGTGCTGGTGGTCAGCCTCAAAATGTACAAGAACGCATCCAGTTAATGGAAGCAGAAGCACAAAAACTACAAGCTTTAGCGGCATTAGATAACCCTAATATGGGTCAACCATCACAATGGATTGTAGATTTAAGAGCTTGCTATAGATATGTAATTATTAGTGCAATCTTTGTTTTTACAGGAGTTGTATGCTTTTTCCCACAAATCGTAGGAGTTAGCGTAGTTTCTGTATTGTTAGATATGACAGGTGCTTGTATGAGTTTTGTCATTGGCGAAAGAATGTATTTAAGTTTAAAGAAGTGATAAATGAGAATTTCACAAAATGGGATTGATCTTATTAAACGCTTTGAAGGTTGCCGTTATCACCCTTATCGTGACAGCATTGGTCTATGGACTGTTGGTTATGGTCATCTTATCGGGGATGGTAAATCGTTGCCGTCAGGCGATAACAGAATATTTACACAAGAAGAAATAGATGGTTTTTTGGTTAATGATCTCACTCGTACTGAATCAGGAATTAATATGCTTATTAGAGTGCAACTTACCCAGAATCAGTTTGATGCTCTTTGTTCTTTCTGTTATAACTTGGGTATTGGCACGTTACAAAAAAGTACGCTTCTTAAAGATATAAACGCTAGTTTGTGGAGTGCTGCAGCTAACGACATTTTAAAGTTTCATTTCGCAGGTGGAGTTTCAGAACAAGGCCTAGTTAAAAGAAGACAAGCCGAACATGATTTATTTATAAAAGAATAATATGCCCTTACAAAAACTAACACTTAAACCAGGACTTAACCGTGAAGGTACTGACTACTCCAATGAGGGTGGTTGGTATGATGGCGACAAGATTCGCTTCCGTTCAGGATACCCTGAAAAAATCGGTGGATGGACTAGGTTTTTAAATAGTAATAATTCTTTTTTAGGTACAGCTCGTGGTTTATGGGACTGGGTAGATTTAGCTAGTAATAACTATGTAGGCGTAGGTTCTAATGTTAAATACTATTTAAACTGGAGTGGTACTTACTACGACATCACACCTTATTATGCTAGTAGTTCTTTAACTGCTGCGATTACAGCTACTAATGGATCAAGTACATTAACTATTACTGATGGTACATATACAACATATGCTGTTGGAGATTATGTAGTTATATCAGGTGCTACAGGTTTAGGTGGCAATATTACAGCTACTGTATTAAATCAAGAATACGTAATTACAGGAGTTGGTTCTGGTAACTTTACTATTACTGCTAAAAACACTTCAGGTATAGTTGTTACTGCTAACTCAAGTGATACAGGTACAGGTGGTACTTTCACAGTTAATTATGAAATTCCAACAGGTCTAAATGTATATACTCAAAGTACAGGTTGGGGTGTAAGCCCTTGGGGTTTTGGTGGTTGGGGTTCAGCTTATTCAGGTGCATCTGGTATTGGTGCACAATTAAGACTTTGGACTAATGATAACTATGGTGAGTATTTATTCCTAGCTCCACGAGGTGGACCAATTTATTACTGGCAACCATCAGGTAATTATCCTAATGGAACTTCAGGTGGCTTATCAACTCGTGCTCAATTAGTTAAAACTCAAGCTACTGCAAACGGTAATGCTGGTCAATTTGTACCAAACTCAACATATCAAGTAATTACTTCTGCGATTCAAAAGTTTGTTATTGCGTTTGGTGCTAATTCATACGATCCTACTAATGCAAATACAACATTTAATCCTATGTTGGTACGATGGTCAGATCAATTAAATCCATTCCAATGGGTACCATCTGTTACAAATCAATCAGGTGAATTCACGTTAACTAATGGTTCATACATTATGGGAGCTCGTGCCACTCGTCAAGAAATTTTAATTTGGACAGATTCAGCCCTATATTCTATGCAGTATCTAGGCGCACCTTATATCTGGGGATTCAATATACTAATGGATAACATCTCTGTGATGAGTCCAAATTCCATGATTACGATTAACAATGTGACTTATTGGATGGGTCAAGAAAAGTTCTACATGTATTCAGGTACTGTACAAACTTTACCTTGTTCACTTCGTCAGTATATTTACGCTAATATAAATCAGTCTCAAAGCTACCAAGTATTTGCTGGAGCTAATGAAGGCTACAATGAAGTATGGTGGTTCTATTGCTCTAAAAATTCATCAGTAATTGATAGTTATGTTATCTATAATTATCTAGATCAAGTTTGGTATTATGGCACTATGGAAAGAACTGCATGGAGTGGTTCTGGTATATTACCTAACCCTGTCGCTGCATACTTTACAACTAATGCGTCAATGACAGGTTATATTAGTGGTAATACTTTAACTATAACAAACGCTACAGCAGGATCTATTGAAATAGGAGCTACTATTACTGGTACTGGGATTACAGCAGGAACTACGGTTTTAACTAATGGAGTAAATAATCCAGTCAATGTTACATATACTGCAGGTAATTTTGTTGTAGGGAATACATACACTATAGCAACTCTTGGTACAACTAACTTTGTGGCTATTGGAGCTTCATCTAATACCGTTGGAGTTACGTTTGTAGCTACGGGTGCTGGGACTGGTTCAGGTACAGCCTATACAACTGCATCTACAGGACTAGGTGGCGTTGGTACATATACTGTTAATTTTAGTCAAACTGTTGGAAGTTCTATGGCACCTATACCAATAACAGTTACAAATAACGCAAGTTATTTATTAAATCATGAAGTTGGTGTTGATGATGTATCAGGTATTACAGCTCAACCTATTGATGCTTATGTTCAATCATCTGATTTTGATATAGAAGACGGTCATAACTTTGGATTTGTATGGCGTATATTACCAGACGTTAACTTTAATGGATCGAATGTAAATGATCCATATGTAACTATGACACTTAAACCGCGTCAAAACTCAGGTACAGCTTATGGAGTAGCTGATAATCCACAAGTTACAAGCTCACAAAACTATCAAACTATACCTGAATATACAGTACAACAATTTACAGGACAAGTTTATACAAGACTTCGTGGTCGTCAATTAAGCTTTAGAATTGAATCTAATTCATTAGGTGTGGCTTGGCAACTTGGTGTACCTAGAATTGATATTAGAAAAGATGGTAGAAGGTAATGGCTACTGATTTAAAAACTACAACATTAATATCAACTAAATCACCTAACTTACCTATATCACCTGTTGATTATAGTCAAAGACATGCAGAACAACATTCTAATGCTTTAAGATTATATTTTAACCAAATTGATAATTATACAACTGGTGCTACTGCAGCTTTAACAACAGCGACAGGGTATAGTAATGCACATATTGAAGCATATGATTTAACATCTTCTATATCTTTAGCTACTACTCCAACATTATTACTTCCTGCTAGTACGGTTGCAGGTAGTAGTGGTATTACTTATGACAATACAACTGGAGTATTTACATTTCAGTACACAGGTACTTATTCTATATCTATCTCTTTAAATATTACAACATCTAGCGCTAACCAATTTGCATATGTATATGCTCAAAAGAATACTGGTTCTGGTTGGACTAATACAACCAACTCAGGTAAATACTATGATTTAGTTAATGGACAAACAGTACAATATGTAAATCCACAATCAGTATATACAGTTGCTGGAGAACAAACTCGTTATTATATTTGGGCTAGTAGCACAGGCTCATCATTAGTAACACAAACATTACCTGGAATTACCCCTACGGTATACGTTCCAGCCATTAGAATTCAGTATTCATAAGGCTATAATAATGGTATTATTACACAAAAACAACCCCTGCTTTTTAAGGAATAATTATGTCTCTTAACCCCCTTAGTTTAGTAATGGACACCATTGCTGCTGTTACCATGAATCCTGAAATAGCAGGAGCTACAGCCGCTACAGATGCCGCAGCAACAGGAGCTGTAGATGCTGCAGGTAATGGACTGATTGGTTCAACTTTAATGGGAGCAGCAGGTGCTACTCCTTCAGCCTTAGCCGCATATGGAGCTTCAGCAGGTGCAGGTGCTGGTATGTTAGGAGATGTTGCATCTGGTGGGTTATCTGCTTTAAATAGTGTAGGAGATGCTATATCTTCAGTACCTATGACAGCAGCCGATGCTACACAAGCTGCTACTAATGCAGCTAATGCTAGTAATCTAGGAGATGTAGCCCAAAATGCGAATGCTATTCCTGGTCAAGCTGCTGTACAAAATCCATTAAATGGTGCTCCATCATACCCTCAAGCAGTTGATCCTAATGCAGCTCCACCTAGTGCTTCTGCACCTGTACAATCTTCTGCAGGTAATGCAGTTCCTGGTCAAGCTGCTGTAACACCTCAAACACCTATAGGTCCTGGTGATATAGGTAAAGCTGTACCTATGACTACTATGGATAACATTACTAATACTTTTAGTGATACCCTAGATAAAATAGAAAATTGGACCGATAAACATAAGTTTTTAACACAAGCAGGACTTATGGCAGCACCTACTATTATTAGAGGTTTAATGGGTACATCTACCCCACCTGTTGCACCTAAATATTCAGGACCTTTATCTAAGTATCATTTGGCAGGAACTCCTGGAACTGTAGGAGCTGATATTGCTTATCAACCAGCTACAGCTACACCTAATATTTATTATCCACACTATAAAAAAGGTGGATTAGCAGATGTAGAATCTATGGCTAGTGGTGGTATTGCTTCTTATGCTACAGGTGGTGCTTCTAATGTACCTACTTTAAACCCTACTATGTATCCAACATCACCATACATAAGTGGTCAAAACACTGCTACTAATGTAGCAAATGCTTTTGGTAGACAGGGTATGCATGGAGGACCTAATGATTTTCGTAATAAAACTACCCCTACACCTGCTCCAGTAGTTGATCCAGCTCCAACGCCTAATACAAACATATATCATCCATCATATGGTACTACTGGATTAGCTGCAGCATCACCTACACAAACAGTAGCTCCTACTATTAATATTGATTCAGAAGGTAATCCTGTGTTTGCAGAAGGTGGTATGGTAGCTTTTGGCTTAGGTGGTCAAGTTAATAATGCATATCCTCAAAGCCAACAAGAACATACTCAGTTTGCTAATCCTATTAATCTACCTACTATGGCAGCTAACGCACAATATGAACCTAAAACTGATCCATACTCAGGTCAAATGTTAAGTATGGCTGAAGGTGGTGTTGCTAAATATGCAACTGGCGGTAATATATTATTAGAAGCATATTATAATATGACCAATAAAAAACAAGCTGCTGCTCCTAGAACTGATGTAGGTATCTATCAAGATTCTGATGCAAATACAAGAAATTTAAATGCGTTTGAAGCAGCTAAATACAGACATAATGCTTTAGCTAAATATGTAAATGCCCCAGGTTTGGCATATAATGATCAAGCTAGTTTACCACAAGCTAATTTAAACCCTTTAGTTCAAGCTCAAAATAAAGCTCAAGCCGCAGCTCAACCTGAACAAGAACTAGCATCAGGTGGTATCGCAGGTTATAATTTAGGTGGTTATGCCACTGGCGGTAACTCTAGATTACTAAAAGGTCCAGGTGATGGTATGAGTGATAATATTCCAGCAACTATTGCAGATCGTCAACCAGCTCGTTTAGCTGATGGTGAATTTGTAATACCTGCTGATGTAGTATCTCATTTAGGTAATGGTTCAACAGATGCTGGAGCTAAAAAACTTCATACTATGATGGACAAAGTAAGAGTAGCTCGTACAGGTAAAAAAGCTCAAGGTACACAAATAAATCCTAATAAGTATTTACCTTCATGATAGAAGTTAAAACTGTATCACCAGACATACTTCATGAAGTATGGCCAACAGTTGAACCTATGTTAAAGCGTTCAGTTGAAGCTAGTATGAATGACTATAATATTGACCATATGAAATTATATATTTTAAATAGGTCATTAACACTAGTTGTAGCTATTGAAAATGAAGTTATTATTGGTGCAGGGACTTTACAAATAAACAATCAACCTAATTTTAAAGTAGTTACTATAACTGCTACAGGTGGTAGAGGTATTGCTAATAAAGAAGTATTTACACAAATAGAACAATGGGCTAAAGCAAATGGCGCATCTAAAGTAAGATTATTTGCAAAAGAAGCACAAGCAAGATTATATCGTATGAAACTAGGTCTTAATTCACAAATGCATATTATGGAAAAATCAATATGAAATTATTAGATGGTTTTAAATTTCTACTAAACCCTTCATGGTTAGTTAATAACTTTTTTACTCTTTGGGGTGGAGATGGTGGTGGTTCATCTGCTCCTTCACAAACAACAGTTCAAAATACTAACATCCCAGATTACGCTCAACCTTATGTTGAGAATATGCTTGGTGCTACTCAAAAACAACTATTTAATACAACAACCGATAAAAACGGTAATGTAACTTTAACAGGTTTAAAACCATATCAACCTTATAGTACTAATGCTCAAGATTATGTAGCAGGGTTTTCACCTATGCAGCAACAAGCTCAGGCAGGGGCTAATGCTTTAAGACTTCCAGGTCAAATAGGTGTAGGTTCTAGAATGGCAAGCCAAGCTGGTATGGGTTCTATGGGTCTTGCTAACCAAGCTATGGGTACTGGCCAAAACTATTTTAATATGGCAGGTAATTCAGCGATGACTCAGTCATTAATGAACCCATATGTTCAAGCATCACTAGCTCCACAACTACAATTATTAAATCAACAGTTTGGCCAACAAAATGCTAACATTCAAGGTCAAGCTACAGGCGCTGGTGCGTTTGGTGGTTCTCGTGAAGCATTGATGGAAGGCTTAAATCAACAAAACCAAAACTTAGCTCAACAACAAGCTATTTCTCAAGGCTATAACACTGCATTTAATCAAGCACAACAAGAAGAACAATTTGGTGCTGGTTTAGGATTACAAGGATTACAAGCAGGTCTTCAAGGTTATGGTCAAGCTATTGGTGCAGGTCAAACATTAGGTCAGTTAGGACAAGAACAATTAGCTGGTCAACAAAATATATTAAACCAACAAAATCAATTTGGTGCTCAACAACAAGCAATGCAACAACAAATGATTAATCAACAAATTCAAAACTATGCAAATGCTCAACAATACCCACTTATGGAACTTGGTACTATGTCTAATATGTTGCGTGGTCTTCCAATGCAAGCTTCTACAACACAAACATATAATGCCGTAGGTAACCCATTAACTCAAGGTATTGGTATGGCAGGAGCTTTTGGTTCCCTATATGGTGCAAATAATGTTGGTAAAAAAGAAGGTGGTAAAGTTGAAGCTATGGCTAAAGGCGGAATTGCAGCTTATGGCATTGGTGGTGCAACTGAAGGTCTTGATGCTAGATTAGAAGCTATGTATGATACTGATCCAGATTCATTTAAAAAAGAACTACAATCACCTAGTCAAATGATTAGAGAAGAAGCTCAAAAAATCCAAAAAGAAAAACAAATGGGTTTAGCTTCTGGTGGTGTTGTTGCATTTAAAGATGGAAGTGTAACTGACAGCGATGTAGCTAGTGCTAAATATGATGCATGGCAAGCAGGTGTCGATCCAGCTGTAGAAACTGGACTTAAAGCTTTATTCCCACCTAGTTTAATGGTGACTGATAATCCTATAAAAGCAGGTATTAAAGATGCATTAAGATATCCATTTAAAGGTGGTGTAGCAGGTGTTGATGAAAACGGTAATGTTCAAACACGTGAAGAAAAGTATGGTAAAACTCCATATTTAGATGAATATTTTAAAAATCGTGAAGCTAACATAGCTGAAAAAAATGCTAATGTTCAAAACTTACAAGAACAGGCAGCTAATCAAAAAGCTATTAATACACAAAAAGCTAACTTAACAGGTAGTCCTGTTCCAAGTGATGCTGTAAATACTAGTGGTAATCCATTACAATATAACTATAACGATCCTACAGCATCTTTAATTAATACTGCAAGCCCTAGCGTACAACCAGGATTAGCTGCAACAAATCAACCACAACCACAACCTAAACCAGCAACAACAGTTGACCAAGGTCAAGAAGCTGGAACAGGTCAAAGTGGTGTAGGTGGTTATCAAAGTTTTATTAATTCTCTACCTAAAAATGTAAAAGAAGAAATGAATAAGTCTATGCAAGATAGGCTTGATGAAGAAGCAGCTTATACAATGAAGGTATCGCCAATGGCTCAAAAAATTATTGATAGATATCAAAAACAAATTGATGATGCTGACAATGATTCTAAACGCAGAATGTATTTACATGCAGCTGCGGCTTTTGCTCAAATGGCTACTATTCCAGGTCCAACGGCATATGCTGCTATGTCTGCATTAAAAGACCAAATACCTTTATATATTAAAGATGAAGATGAAGCTAAGAAAGCTATTAATGAAGTATCTAAATCTCAAGCAGATATATTAGAAGCTGAACAAAGAGCACGTTCTGGTCAATGGGAAGCTGCGGCTAAACAAAGACAAGATGCTGTAATGAAACCTCTTGATTTATACATGAAATTTTTAGAGACTAATAAACCTTCTGGTGAATTACAGTTATATCAAGCAGCAACAAAAAATCCAGAACTTAAAAAAACTTTAATGGATATTAAAGGTGAAGGTCCTGAAGCTCGTGAATATGCAGCTAAAATGCAAGCATGGAAAGCTTCACCAGAATTCCAAAGTGGTGTTTCTTTTAAAGACTGGCTTGCTTCTAATGTAGAAGGTAATAATTCAACAGCAGGAAACAAATTAGTAATGGGTGCTGATGGTAAAATGAAATTCGGTTTCTAAGGACTTAAATGCCAATTGTAGACGTTAAAGGTGTAGGAGAAGTTGAGTTTCCAGATGAGTGGTCTAACGATAAAATCGTTAATGCAATCACAACTCAAGTTATTCCTCAATATCAACAACACTTAGCTAAAACAGGATTTATTTCATCTGTTAAAGCTGGTGCTCGTGAAGCTTTAGCTGGTACTGAAGAAGCTTTAGGCTTTGACAAAGCAGCTGAAGAACAACGTAAAAAGATAGCTGAAACGCACGAAGAAACATCTGCTCAAGATATTGCTGCCGCTAAAGAACGAGGTTTACTTCCTACTGCTGGTGCATACTTAGAAAAATATATAGGTGAGCCACTAGGTGGTATGTTAGGTCGATTTGGTGCACCTATTGCTGCAGGATTAGCAGCCCCTGCAATAGCTCCAGAAGCAGCTATTGGTGCATTAGGTACAGCAGGTGTTGCAGCTGCAGGTACAGCGTTAACGGATTTCTTACCTGAAATGGGTGAGAATATTAAAGCCCAAAAAGATGCAGGTAAAGACCCTAATTATGTAACAGCAGCTTTAATTGGTGGTGTGCAAGCATCTGTGGCAGCACTTGGTGTACCAGGTACAGGTGCTATCAATAAAGTATTAGGTCCAAGATTAGTTGAAGAAGCTAAAGTATTAGCTCCTAAAATTGTTGAAGGTGAAATATCTTTAGACGCAGCTAAAGAAGCTTTAACAGGTAAATGGACTCAATATGCTCAGAACATGGCGGTTAATACTGCAACTAATACAGGTTTAATGGTTGGCACTGAAGAATTAAGACGTGCACAAGCTGGACAAGATTTAATGTCTGGTCGTGAAATCGCTGAAACTGCGGGTCAAGCAGCTTTACTATCTCCCATCTTTGGTGCTATGCATTTAGGTGGACCACGTGCCGAAGCTGAAACAATCCTTCAAGCAGGCAAAGTTAAATATGATAAGATACAAGATCAACTACGTTCACTTCGTGATCTAGCTCAAACTCGCGAACTTTCTCGTCAAGAGAACCTAAAAGTTGCAGAATTACAGCAACAAGCTCAAGATTTACAATTAGAGTTACAACGTGTAACCGAAGCTAACCAAGCTAACACAGCTGCAAACAAAGCTTACGAAGCTCAACAAGCTGACTATAGAAGACCTTTAAAAGAACAATTAGAGATACCTACTCTAGCCCAAGCAGAAATAGAAAACAAGGCACTACAAGAAGGCAGAGAGTCTTCACAGATGGACTTGTTTAAACCTAATGACACTTCGTTAACTTCGGATAGAACTTGGCGCGAACTAGGTCTAAAAAGACAAAATAGATACATTAAGAATGGTCAACTTAATGGACTAGATTTAACTG